ATGGATGACAGTCTTGGTCACTTTGGATTTGCCCTTCGCTCGGAAACCCGGAAGCGATCCGTACACACTAGCAGTTCCTTCCTCAATGAAGCGGAAGGTGCTCTTCTTGTGCAACGGCAACAACTCAATGGGATTACCGAAGGCATCGCGCAGATCAGGCTCACCAGCCTGTACCTGCTCGACTTTAAGAACGTCACGAGCAATCTCGTAAGATTCTTTTGGCAATACAACAGCTGCCACGCTCTTAGTCCACCCACCAATAATGTGGAGACCAAGCAGCACAGGCCCCATCGGAGGAAATCCCAAATAGGGAGATCCACAATGCCCAGACTCAGTAATAATCTCACACAAACCTCTGTATGCGATAATTTCTGGAATCTCGTCCGACGTCTCAACGGAATTTTGGAGCGCACGCAATGTGTATCGCTCGTCAACGCCCTGAGCGTCTCTCGACAAAAAAGTTGCTTCGCAGCAAGTGGTAAACCTCTCACTAACAAGCAACCCCGAAATCGAGGCGCGTGGAGGTACACACCGCAACCTAAAGAACACCAAATCGTGCTTCGGGTCGCGGTAGAAGTCCCCTGGGTGCATAGTAGTCCTAAAACTATCTCCTACACCTGGTTGATGATCGCTTTGCTTCACCGCAAATGCCACATCTTCCACAGGAACATTGTGACTATTCGTCACATACAGCTGACTTTCCAAACATAAAATGCGGAAAGTTCTACCAGCTGTCTTGCCTCCTTTCTGGTACGTGCTCTGTACGTACATGATATTTCTCGCAACCCGTTTTTCAACCTGGTCACGAGGCATATCCTTCCATGATCTCGTGAGAGGCGTGTAATCAAATTTACACGGCTTATACTCATCACGATACCAAGGGTTGGGTTTGTCATCCTTCTCAAAGGACTCAGACTCCTCATCTCCCTGCGTCTTACCGGTCTTCTTCTTATTCTTCGGCTTGGAAAAGATCCAATTGGAAATCAAAGACACAGCCATCATAGCTGCAATCCCGGCTACAGTCATTAAAAAACGACCATACACTTGGCACATGAGTGGGTCCAACATAGCACGCATGTGTAGTCGACGCACTCGTCGTCCATACCTACACATCATGGCAGAAACCCATCTTCTCTCCGTGTCCAATCTCTGCAGAATCGGCAGGTTCATGGAACGCACTTTGGCACAAATGATATCGTACCAACTGGCCTGTGGAGCAGGAGGTAAGTTCAAGGAAATCATCCTTGTTCTCAACTCCTGTGACGTTTCATCGTCAAGGCCACCATCGAATTCCGCGGAAAGATCAACCTCTGGAGGAGGTAAAAAACCTTCACGTCGCAGCATCTCGATGATGTGCGGAGCGGTTTTAGCTTTGGCTTCTCGAATCAAATTCGTAGCCGCAGCTCTCGCAACTTCGGTCGCCATATCAGAGGCGGTAGAAACTGCTTTCCGCTCGATGTTGTGCAAAACATTGGTAGCACCTCGCTTCACTGCGGGACCTACACAAAATAATGTCATGGCAGAAGCCATGGCACCAAATGCAACAACCTTTGTGGTATCTCCAGACTGCAATTTCTCCTTTTTACAAGAGCATTTTGCTTCTGGACGATAGCACACTTGACAAAGTGAGACCTCCTTGAAAATAGCAGCACCAGCTTTAATCTGGGCTTGCTGTTTCTTGAAAATCATAGACTCACGTGACATAAATGCCATATATTCGTAAATCGAATCTGTTGTCAACACGGGCTCATAAGCAGCCCGTTGCTTTTTGCTAGACATATCCATGTCCGCAACCACCTTCTCGACGAAAAACTCCCACATATCTGGGTATTCTCCATTGTCAGGAATGACGGCCTTAGATCCGTCGAGCATTCGTGCCTCTTTCACAGGCACTACTCCATTTACAAGCTGCGAAAATTCAGCCTTCAAAGTCACAGTAACAATAAAGTTAAAGCGACGCATGATGGCCAAGGTATTCGTATAATACGCATGCGCATTCAAGTCCTTGGAGTTTGTTGAAGCTTGGAACAACTTACACATCATTGGTGTCTTACCTTTATCAGCCAACTCGGCTTGGGGCGGACAAAATGGTGCGTTGTTCCGGATCTGTAAAACCTCACTCATAGATGGATCCAAACCTAAGTTCGGATTCAAATTCGCGATATCATCAACAATGATACTCCACATCTGCGTATTGAAGCCAGAGAAAAATTCATCTTGGCATGTACGCGTGTACTTAAACTCATCTCCTTCGGGCAAGCCGTGGATCTTAGCAAAGTGCGAATGTGTGAGGTCCTGGAGTGTGGTCTTGGCCAAACTAGAACCACCATAGTACAGCAGTGAAAATGGTGCATCTCTCGACGCACGCGCTGCCTTCTTGGTGCATTCTGTGGCTTTAATCATCTCGAGTTCTGAGAGTAACTTCTTCATTCCGTTAGCAACGGACTTGTCAGTCTCATACTTGACGATGGCACGACCCTGCTCCAGGGCTTCTTCCATTTTACCCAAAAAGCCGTGGTATGTAAAACCACAGGCTTCTGGGTTGGCCAACTGTTGCGACTGAACACGAAGTTCATAAACAGTGTCTGACCACTTCGAGTAGGAAGAACCACTCGC